TACGTTGTTTGTGTTGACGACGATACCTGAGCCTGCACCAACAGCCAAACCGCTTGAGGTTGTTGCCAAACCTGAGTTGGTTTGAAGAAGGATAGATGCACCTGAGACAGAAGTTGTCAAACCGCCGGTGCTGATTGGGTTAAAAGCAAGACCTGAAGACGAGGTAACAAGACCTGAGGTGCTTGTTAGCAGGATAGATGCTCCAGAAGAACCTGTTTGCAAACCACCTGTAGAAGTAGGTGTGAAGGTGAAGTTGTTACCAGCAAGAGTCACACCGTTAGATGCGGTATAGGTACCAGCGCCAGAGAACTGTGAGAACGCTAGTGCATCGGTTCCAAGTTTAATTCCATTTGAAGGAGTCGTTGCTGTACCAGATGCTGTTTGTACCCAACCGCTTGATTGGTTAAGGGTTCCTTTAGCAACGAATACGAAATCTCCAGGAACGACTTGACCCGCAATGTGGTTATCAGCATCAGTTGCGCGTGTAAGAACTGCACTTACGCCAGTAGTACCTGCTGTGGTTACTACATAAATACCATTTTGCGTAGCGGTTGCTTGGTTCTTCAAAAGGATGCGGTCATTAAGTAATGTTGTGTAACCGTCGATAACAAAAGCACCAGTTGCGCTTACTGTAAAGGTAGCTCCAACACCGGCACCACCATCAACACCTGTGGTGCCTGCTGTATAAGTACCGGCAATAGTTGTTGTTGATGCCGCTTCAACTTCTGGGTGTACAAAAAGACCTTGAGCAGTTGCGTCTACATAGTGCTTAGTTGCTGCGTCTTGCGCGTTAACTGGGTCTGCAAGGTTAGTGATGTTGTTAGAGCCCATAGAGTAGTTACCGGTAGCGGTAGCAAGGGCGTTAAGATGAATTCCAGAGTGGTCTGTATCTGTGTGACGGTGAACGTGGTCAGCGCGAGCAACTTTAAGCGATGAACCAGATGAGTTTGCTGTGTTTAGGTTTGCAATGTCCGCAGTAAGGCCATAAGGCATAACTGGAATCCAGTTAGCGGTTGATGCGGTTCCGTTAGATACATAGAGAAGGCTGTTTGTTGTATCAAGATACATTGAGCCTGTAGAAAGCGGAGCAGATGCAGGAGCACCGGCACCAGACGCAACTCCACCAACGGGCGCCCAACCTGTGCCTTCGTAAACCTTAAGTTGGCTTACTGATGTGTCGTAGTAAATCTGACCTGCGACAGGAGTAGATGGCGCCGTAGCTAAGTTCTGAATTCGGGCATTCTGAAGCTCGTTTTGGTTCAGATTAATCGGCGTTAAGAAACTACGTGACATTCATTATCTCCTTAAGAGAGGTAGGCGTTTCCGCTAAAAGCAGATGAGAAGGTAATGGTCAACTGCTTGGTATTGGTATACGCAATTTCTCCTTCTACAATGTTACCAGCAGAATCTTGAACTGTAACGTTAGGTACAAAACCTAAATTATGAGTAATAACCCATGAGGCAGATGGAGTGTTTTGCGTGTAGTGAAACGCGATTTCAGGTTGGTTAATCTGACCCGCGTAGATGTTGCTGACGTTAACAGTGCCCGGGGTTGGTGGGGTTACTGTAACGACAACAGGAGTTGCTTGAGGATATACATATGTCACCAGCTACCGTCCAATGCTCCAGATGAATTTGTTACTGATTGTTGTACGAATACTTGACCACGAAGGTATGTCTGAGCAAAGTTTGGAACAGATGCCTCTGTTGCCAACAAGTCCCAGAACCCGCGAACAGGAAGATATTCAGTGTCTGATGGGTCAAGGGATAGTTGAAGGATTCCATTTGGACCATCCAGAATGGTGCAAGTGAAGTTTGCATAAAGGGATGGGGCATTTGGATAAGTTCTGATTTGCGCTTTCCACGTAAGATTTGTGATATCAAATGGGAACGTGAAATCTTGAGTCCAAGAGTTGCCTTGATAAATTTGAAGGTCGTATACGCCAGCAGTCTCTGGAAGCGGTGAGCGACCAGTGAGGTCGTTGTGGATGTACACGCGCTCTGGAATGCGGGAGTCGTCGATTTCTTGACCCATGTAGATAGGGACAAATCGGTTGGTTGTGCGTGAGGTGCGGATAAGGGTACCCATCTCAATACGCCATAGTCCAATGTTCAACTGAGAGCAAAGCATGCGGTACTGGTCCCAGCGCTGTGCGATGATTGAAGTCAATTGACGGTAGCGCTCAGAACGAGGAATGCTAACCCCGTCTGGAGCCTGAATATCGATATCAAATGCGGCATCTGTAGCAAGAGCCCAGAGACCCTCAATAGTCGCCAAGATAGCCAGTGGGTACTCTTCAACTGCTGGAATCATGGCAAGAGTTACTACGCTTCCGTAGGCGTCTGTGCGGTTGTATGTGTGCTGGTTTACAGCATCGTTTACAAAGTTAGTAAGCTCAGAGTCAAGGAAGTAGCGGTCGTATGTTCCTTGAATAACAATAGCGGCGTTTGCGGCAGGAGTTGCTACAAAAGTAACTTTACCTGTGCTTGGCTCAAGGCTGTATCCAGCAGGATATGCAACAGGAGAACCGGCAACTGTAATGTAAAGGCTTGCAAGTTCTATTGGCTTATAGCCAAGGGAGAACACATTAGTGATTCCATCCCCAGTGGCGGTGAAGGTAAATGCTGTTTGTTGGTCTCCAAGTTCGAGTCGAACTCTGGCGAGTACATCAGATAATACAGCCACCAATCACCCCTTCACTCTTGACTAAATAGTGTCATTTATTTATTAAAAAATCTGCACAAACGAATAGGCGCCCCCGAAAGGGCGCCCACTTATATAAGCAAAGTCTTAGAAAGACGCTGCTAGGTAGCCCTTTTCCTTGAGGTGAGTTGCTACGTGCTTAGTAACTTTGTACTTCTGACCGGCCTTGAAGCTGTAGTTGTTTCCTGAACCAAGGGTCATGTTCTCGATGTCTTCGATAACACGGATTTCAACTTCGTCTTCTTTGGTTGAGCCAAGGGTGATTGCTTCGTCAACAATCACTGTCGCACGGTTAGGGACAGTAGCGTCAATTACTTCGGTTTCAAGCTTGATTTGTGCTTGCGCTGTAGCGAGAGACATCTCAGCTGCGCGGTCTTGAACTGCTTGAGCCTGTTCTGAAGCAAGTTGCTCACGCATACGACCTGTTACATCAGTGGGTTTTGCTTTTGCTGCCATTAGGTTTCTCCAATTTAATAACTCGGGTTAGATAAGGCGGGAGCCGAAGCCCCCGCCCTTTAAGCGTATTTAGTTGTATTAGTTGGTTTCTGCAATGATTACAGATTGGTCTGTGATAAGGCCAAGTCCGAAGATTGAGTACCAAGCAAGTGCGTGCTCACGACCGAAGTCAAGAATACCGCCATCGCGGAGTTCGACTGGGAGTGAGATAGCGTGACCGAATGCGTTGTCTCCGATGAAGATAGCGCTATAGCGGTCTGCTGCACCGTTACCTGTGTAGGTAGCAGGAGTTGTGTATCCTCCGCCAGGTGTTACAACTGGTGAAGCAACTGCTGTATCAGTTGTGTAACCTGCACCTGCACCACCAGCAACCTTGAGAACCTGAGTGGTCTCAATGAAGACTACGTCGTACAAACGTCCGATTTCACCGAGCATGAAGTTACCAGGTGCTGCGTACTTGGTTACTTCGATGAACTCTGGGATATCACGAAGACGACGTGATTGGTGAGGGTGAACGAATGCAACGTAGGTCTCACCCAACCGAGGGATGTTCTTTGTTGCGAGGGTCTCTACTGCGTCCTTGATGGTACGTGTACCGAGGAAGTAGTTACCGGTCATAGATGCACGTGAAGTACCGTTTGTGCCATATCCATACCAGTTGTTAACAGCAGATGAGATTTGTGAGCGGTCTTCACCGTAGATTGTTGAAGATGCTGCGTAGAGGGTGTCGCGTGAGAGCTGGTCAAGATAGATAGCCATGTTACGACCGAGAAGACGTGAGGCAGAGGCCATTACGTCATCGAATGAAGCGTTCAAAAGAAGCTCAGAAACAGCAAGAGCATAACCATGCTCTGTTACTGTGATTGAGAACTGTTGAGCTGTGAGAGCGTTAGTTTGCATACGGACACCTTCAACGAGAGGTGAAGCGAATCCGAGGTTGTTGTAACGCATGAAGTTGATTTGAAGACCAGGGGCTACGCCGAGTTCTGTCTTCTTTACCGCAAATTGCTCAAAGCGAAGGATAGGCATTGCCTGGAACAAGATTTCCTTGGACCAGATTGTCTGAATCGCTTGAGTCAATTGGGTATTTGTACCTGAGTACGCTGTTGGTGACGCGGCGAGATTGCCGGTACCTGTAATACCTGATGCCATTTAGCTATGACTCCTTGTTATTAGTGTTTGGTGGGTTTTAGGTTTATCCGAAAAAGCCCTTAGACTTACCACGAGCAGATTCGCTCATGATGCGGTCTCTATATTTTGCGTATTCGTTCATCGGCATGGCTGCAATTTCTTGAGCCGTTAACTGACGTTGCTCCGAATTAGTTTCGAGTGGTCCTGCTGGTGGCAAAGTTGCCTTTGTTCCAACCATTTCACGGCGAGTGGCTTGGGAAGCCTCTTGCACCGAATTAAAGATTCTTGCTGAACGCTCTTTTAGACCGTCAACGCTTGCTTGGAGCTCTTCAATAGAATTTCCATTTACTAGGTCAAGAAGCTCAGGAATAATGTTGTCACGCTCTTGCTCGAGAATCTGTTGGCGATAAGCTTGCAATTCAGCAAACTTTTGTTCGCGCTCCAGAAGAGCGAAGGCACGTTCGCGTTCCTGACGCTCACGCTCCAACTGCTCTTGCAACTCTTTAGTCTTTAGTTCTACTAGGCCTTTTGCGTCTAGTTCTTCTTCCAACTTAGCGCGGCGCTTAGCCTCTTCATCAGCGGCTTCAGCGGCCTTGCGAGCTGCTTTTTCTTCTTTTTCTTTAGTAAGAGAATTAACTTGTTCCTTCAGTCTTTCGATTTCTGGGTACAACTTATCTTTCTCTTGCGAACGAACGCGAGCCAAATCATCTTCAGTGTAAAACTTAGATGCGGTAGTGGATGCGTTGTTCTCTAGTCCAATAGTGGTAGCAGCAGGCGCGTCAACGCCCGACACATTTACGACTGGAGCGACATTAGCTTCGGCTTGAAAAGCCTCAGCCATTACTTCTGCTGTATCTGCCATGCTTATTTCCTTAGTGTCCTAGGGGTCGTTTTCCGAATGTGAGCCGGAGCTCGTAGCACAAATGACCTAACGTATTCTTATTTTCTCTTTACACCACGAAAGTGTCAGCGTAAACGCTTACTTTTCGTAGTCTTGCGGAATCTTCCTATTAGGTAGGGATGTTCCGTAAGCTTCTGTTACGAGGTTTACGCGCAACTGCTGGTCTCCTGTTTGAGATGCGATTGCGGCCTCGTCAATTACTGGTTCAAGAGTTGACTGCGGAACTCCTTGACCAGTTTCTGGGTTGACCTCTACTGGGCTGGCTGGCTCTCCGCCTTGTGGGGATTGCATGCCAGTAAGGGTCATAATGTCGTTTTCAATCTGTGTCTGGAGCAACTTAAGCGCTCCATCAGCCTTAGCGTCATCAAGAAGTTCTTGACGAATCTCTGTAAGTTTCTCGGCTGGGAACTCTTCGCCAAGGATGCGCAAAGCGCCTTCCTTAGACTCAAGTCCTAGAGAAAGCATGGACTGGACTTCGTTGATAGCAATCAACTTGTCTAGAGGAAGTGGCTGTGGGAAGTGAACGATAGAGCGGTAGGTGATTGGGTCGTTAAAGTCCAACTCCGCCAACTGACCTGCCTTTAGTGGGGTGGTCTTTGTTACTGGGTCCCACTTAAAGATTTCTGGCTCTTTGAGAGCAAGGGTAAGGAGAATGAGCTCGTTGATGCGCTCTAGTCCGTGAGCGTATTGAACAATCTTTTGGTGGTAGCGGTTCATCAAAGGCTGGAACATGATGGATAGTGCTACGCCTGAGGTGTTTGAGATAGGTTGGGCTTGGCCAAGAGCAGTCTCTGGGACACCAATCATTTCGTGCATTGACTTCTTGAGCATATTCAAGAAATCCATAGCACCCTTTAGTCCTTGAGCGCCGCCTTCAAGATTTTCGACCTTAGCATCTTTTGGTAGTCCGCCCCAGACTTTGTTTGCGCCTTTTTCAAGTTGGTTTGCTTTGGCGCCAATAATGACTGTAACCGGTGCAGCGTGATAATTAACAATGTCGGCAATATCAGTAGCAGTTTCATTGTAAGCACGATTAATGTTGATAATGTCATTGCAATCAGACAGACCCCAAGGGCTACCGCTAATACGAACATTTGGGATATGAATAACAGGAATAGTACCGAGCGGATTAGGGCGCGAATCAATAAGTTCATCGTTGATGTACTCCTCAATGATGTCGTCTGTCAGGATTTCAGTATAAGTAAAGACCTGACGTGTTCCTTCTAGTGATGTGCCCCAGAAACGGTACTTGAGCTTAAAGCGAATAAGGCGCTCGCGGTCGTGGGGGTGAAACTCTGGAAATGCAAAGGATGAGTTCAGGGGAAGAATACGAACTCGTCCTGGGTGTTCACGACCTGATGGGTCTTTGTACGCTTCTTCATATGCAACCTTGATAAAGCAATCTCCAGAGACTGAGCCCTGTTGACCGATTTCCCAAAGAAGTGTTGCCTTGTTGTTATCCACTTCCCATGCTCTTTCGAGGATGTCTGGAATGATGGCTTCCGTTTCTTTCGGGGAACGGAAGGAGACCCCTTTGCCGAAAGTGAAGTTGATAACGAAGTCTGTGAATGCGCGATAGTAGTTAAGCGCTAATTGGGTCTCGCCTGTCTGACGGCGATAAGACCAGTGGTGGCCAAGATACATAGCCCAGTTAAGGGAGTAACGATTAAGTCGGGGTCCGTGTACTTCGAACTCTTCATCCGCTAGCTCTACAAGTCCCAGCGGGGAGATGGAAATAGTTAGGTCAGAGGAAGCCGCACGATAACTCGGAGGTGAGAAATCAATTGAACTCACCAATCACCTCTTTCTCTAACAACACTGAAGAATAACATAAATGTCGACAAAACTATAAAGCGACACTCAATATTTAAAGTTTTCGCCGGCAATAAGACCCCTACCGACAGGCTTTGTTACTTTCTTTTTTGACTCTTCTTTTTTCTTATCTATGGCTTCTTGGACACGGTCTCTATTGCGAGGGTCAACGTCCTTCTTGGAAGTTACATACTTACCGCCCATTTGCTCATACTTGGTGTGAACCCAGTGAGCAGCAGCAGGGGATGGGTATTTGGAGAAACGACTCTTCGCCTGTACAACTACCATGTTGTAAAGGCGTGGGTTAGCAGGAATCTGCTTAGGGCCTTCTTTAACTTCTTGACCGCGAATGAGTGCCATAGTTATTTCCTAATAGGCTCTCGCCCCCGCGGGAAAGGAATAAGGCGGGGGTCGAGAAACGCTATTTAGTTAGTCGCGGACGACCGCGGCGTTGTGTGGGTACTGATGGGAGCCGTTACGTGCTACTTCCTCGAAACGGTTATCTCCATGGTCAGCAAACGCGCCAGATGCAAACTCTGAGAGATGGTCTGGTGCTTCTACCCA